GATTTGAAGAACTAAAATGAGGTGGGTCTTTTATATAATTTAATTGTATATCATAGGATTGATCTGGCACAGGTGCTAATAAAAAAACATTTTCATTCCAGTTAGCATAATATTTTGGTTGTCCTGTTGCATCAGTGGGATTAAATTCAGCTATGAAAGATGTATCTCTTTTTTGTAAAAAGTCTCTAGTGCCTGAATTAATAATTTGTATGGATCTTATAATTAAAATATCGTCAGGAGTATTTAAATATCTTTGGCTTGCAGTGGTGCTTGCTAATACATATTTTCTAATATCATCATAATCAACTTTTCCCGCAATATCTAATTCAATGTTTCTAATGAATTGATCTAACAAAGTATCTGATAAAACATTTGAGTCTACTTCTGTATAATTACGAATTTGTGTTAAAAATTCAGAATGTGTTATACTCATGATATCACCACATCAACAGAACCTATAGATGTTGTTATATCAACTGCTGTAAGTTTTGTGCCTAAAATATTATCACTATCTGAAACTCTCATACTTGCACCACTATTAATGCCAGTGTCCCCATTCTTCACAAAAAAACCACTTGTGATATATAAAATAAATTCTTTGTTATCATCTTTTGGTCTAGGCCTTGCATTTGCTAAAGCTATAGCATCAGCCTTAATATGTTTTCTTCTTATTTGTGGATGTTTAGGCTCAAACTCAGATTTATGAACAAAAGAACCATTCCATTCTTTTACCATCTCATTGTATTTGAATGCCATACCTGATCTGTCTGATATTGCTTTTGCATATTTACCTCTTGCGTAAGCCATTATGCACCTTGTGGATAATAAGTTTGTGGAGTTATATATACAGAAGTTCTTTGACCATCTTCATTTAACGCTCTTGATAATTCATCTTCATATATAAGTTTACTTTGCTGTGTAAGCTGTGGGTTTTTTTTCATACTTAAATAATAGGCAAGACCAGCCACCATACATGGAATGAATCGAAAGACCACATCAGCTTCATTAGTATAGTTACCTGCATCTTCAATCCTTTTCAAATAATAGTATTTTAAATATGTATATGTTACTGCATCAGGTGTTTGATACAAAGTAATAGTAGGAGTAGTTTGTCTATCTACATAATACTGACTAGGTTGACCAGTTGAACCTTTATTAGGTAATGCAGCATATTCACTCCTTGATATCTTTGTAAGCGAGATATCGTTTGTAGACGAGGTAGTTCCAGTTGTTGTTGAAATGTAAGCTTCTAGTATGTCGTTTGCGTTGCTTGGGGCGTTGTACGTCGCTGTCCCGGCTGTCAGTAGTTGCTCTTGGAGGCCTACCTTCCATAAATGAATGCCTCGGTTTCCCCATTCGCTGAAAAGAATATTTAAACTTCGCCTTGCCGATTTTAAATCCATCCCAGAGTTTGTTCGAATAGCACAGCGCTCATAAGCTTCTTCTATGATGTCGTCTATACTTAAATCGAATGTTGTTGTTCCTGAAGTTGCCATAAATCAACCTACTTTACACCACTAAAACCAGTGCCTCTAATAGCTTTACCTATACCTCTACAAATACCACCAGTTTTCATTCCCTTACCTTTTTCTTTTAATTTACCTGCTGCAATTCTATCAGCATGAGTAGGGTCATAATTATTATCAATACCAGCCTTCACAGATAAAGCACCAAAGCCACCTTTGTTAAAATCTTCAGCGTATGGTGTGAATGGTTCTGGTTGTTGTTCCATACGTTTCATTCTAAACTTTCTTTGTTTAATATCAGTTAAACGTTGCCTTCTGCTTTTATCTTTATTGATTATTTCTCTTCTAGCTTTTGATCCTATAAGTGCTGCTTTTTCTGCTTTTGATATCTTATCAGCATCAGGACCAACGATAGAACCATACATATCTAAAGCAGCATCTTTACCCTGTATACTAAAACTACTACCTCCACCTTGTCGTCTTTTTATTCTTGCTTTTTTTGCGCTTTCAAAATTTTTATCCATATATCTTCCTATATTATCTTCCTTTACTGGATCTACACCTTTTGTATCAAAACCATATTCTATAGTACCAAGTTCTTGTTGTCTCTTTGATTTTCTATTTTTTAAACTTTTAAAAGTTTCAATAGCACCAGCCACAACAGGCAATCCAGCTATTGCATAAAGTCCAGCATCTTTTTCATCAAATTTATCTATTTTGCTTTTAATATTTTTACCTATTTTACTTAATGTTTTTACTAATCTACCTGGAGGTGTTTTACCAGCAAATGGTTTAATAACATCATCAATTAAATTTTTATTAATTTTTTTTGTAGTTCTATCTATCTTTTTTTTATTCTTAGTTACTTTAGTATTACTAAAGCCAGCCATCGCATCTTTTCTTACTTGTTTATCAAATTTGTCCATTACACTACTCCTTTATAGTAATCTGCTAATCCACCCTCAACAGCGAATGTTTTAACGTTTGTTGGTTTTCCTCCTACGCCTTGTGCCTTTGCTCTTTTTCTCTTGACAGCACTCGCCCTTTCGGACTTTGTCATCCGTGTGGCTTTTGCAAGTGGCACGCACTTTGGATACTTTCTGCTGCCAGATTTTGCAGATTTTCTTCCACACTCTTGAAACTTGCCGTCTTTTTTCTTTGCACCAATGTCTACCCATTTTTCTGAAAACCATTCTTTTAATCCTTTCTTAGCCAATGCCTAAGTCCTTATAATAATTTACAGTACTTTGATTAACTCCGTGCTCTCCTTTTAATGAGCTACCCATAACATCAAAGTTTTCATATTTACTTATTAAAGCACCAGTGTTAGCTTTTTTTGTTTTTCTTTTTGTTTTTCTTTTAGGACCCCAATCTTTTCTTTTTTTACCACTAGGGTCTTTAATTTTTCCTGCACATATTTTTGAAGCATAAGCGTTAGCATAAGCACTGGGATAAACTTTAAATTTTCTCTTTGCTGCTGCTTTACCTCTGGGACATAATTTTGTCATAATAACTCCTAATTTTATTTTAAACCTTCACGTTTAATATGTCTATACTCTACGCTTTCTTCTTCCTGCACAATGTGCTTTCTCACTAAATCCTTTTGGTCTTTTACAATTTATTTTACTTTTTCTTTTTTTAGACCACTTTCTTTTTTGTGGTGGTTTAGAGACTTGTTGTCTCATCTGACTTCTACCTATAGTCATACAAAAGTATACTCTACCATACCATCATCGTTTCTATCTGCTCTCTTATATTGTTTTCTGTTTTTTTCTTTATTATAAGATACGTGAACCCAACCTGAATTAAGGTCATCTTCATTATGAAACTCTAATATTAATTGATCATATTCACAATTATCTGCAATCCAATCTGCTAATTCTTTATTACCTATTCCATAAATTTCTATGTCAGCAGCTTGACCAAGTATATGTTGCGAACTGGTACTCGAACCAAGTTTGTGATTCAAAGCAACTGATCTGTAGCCAGAGGATATATTAACTGGCATCAAAAAATAATCTCTTAAAGGTTGTAAAACATTTTCACATAAAGCTCTTAAATTTTCTATCACTTCTTCACTTGGTGTATTGTCTATACCATTTCTTAATGCTGTTTGTGATTTTATAAATTCACTTAAATTAAAATTATCTGATAAATCTTCTAACATCTCCATCTCCTTCTAGCTGCACATATTCTTTTCTTTGGTGTTTTCTGACAATTAATATTGTGCATTTTCATTTGTCCTTTACTTCTAGAACAATAAGACTTTCTTCTTTTTTGTCTAGACTTACTTGGTTTTTTCTCAGTCACAGCAGTCTTGAGTTTGGAACCAGGATTGTCTCTTCGGTATTTTGCAACACCAGCTTTAGTCATCCCCGCTCCAGACTCTGTAGACCTAAAATATTTCTTAGTTTTTGGTGGCATACCACCTTCTTTGAAACCAAGAAGTTCTGCTGTATAACTATCCATTATCAGTATCAGCCGTAATCGGTGTTACAAAAACTGTAACAGAGGTTACGTTACTAATAGTCAAGTGCATATCTGTTTTAAATAAAATACCATCTAAAGGCATATCCACTTGGTATTGGTCAGCTGCACTTCCAGCAGGTGTAGTGATTACAAGTTTCTGTGTACCACTACCTCCACCATCTTTAAAAGTTAAAGTTCCTGCTGATGCGTGACCAACATAATAAATAGATAGCAATCTTGTTCTACCTGACTGAACAGTATTAGTCGAGGTAAGAGTTTTTGCACCTATATCTGAGTTCATAATAATCCCCTATTAACTAGCTGCATCAAAACCAGTAATTTCTATAAGAAAACGACCAGCTGTGTAAGTTGCATCACCTGTGCCTTGACTGACCAGATACAAAAATTGATCTGCTGCAATATCGCCACCAGCAACCACAGTACCAGCTGATGCTGCACCAGCGTTTATAATTTGAGTTTCTGTTAAGTCACCGATTGCAGTGTCATTAACACCTGTGCCTTCAGTTGCAGAAAACAGATCAATATCTGTACTTCCACCAGCAGGTGTTTCAACACAAGTCATTGTTACACCAAAAACAGTTCCTTGGTTAGCAGTAGTTACTTGACCAATAAAAGCAACACCAGCACCATCTTTACCAATAATATCACCAGCAGTTCCACCATCTTTAAGACCAGTTAAATCAATCATAATAGTTGTTTTAACAATGTTAACATTTGTAGTTACATCACTTTTAAGTCTATTTACTTGAGTTACATAAACTGATGCTGTGCCTTCAATACCAGCACCTCCAGTAGCCTCAACTGCCATTTTATCTCCACTTGTAACAGTAATCGCACCAGTGGTTGCATTTTTTGTTATAGTTTGAAATCCATTTTCTGATCTGACTGGACCTGAAAAAGTTGTATTCGCCATCTTAATCTCCTAGTTAAAAGATATAGTCCTCTAGGGAAGTCAGCCAAGCCTGTCTATATCAGTGAATATTATTCTTGGTAATTATATTATACATAAAAAAAGGGGACTATGTAAGTCCCCCTCTTTCAGTTTACATTGGAGAAATAAACTTATGCTGCACCAGGTGAGCCAAATATACCTCTTGGATCAGAAAATCCAAAAGAATATCTTTCTCTTGCCTTGAACCTTACATTACCAGTATCGAAGTCACCTTCAATAGCAGTTTTGATTGGGCTTCTAACAAACATTTTCATGCCGTTAGGTGCATCAGTCATTATGAAAAAAGCATCAGTATCAGTTAAATAATGATTTACTCTATAACCTTGTGGGATCATACCCATAGATGCCATAGCGTTGATATCATTATCAGCTGTGCCGACTCTTTGTGGAGATCTTAAAATTCTCTCAGCAGTAAATTGTAATTCTTTTGGAATTACTAATTTAATACCTTGCATTGCAATTTTAAGTCCTCTTTCATCTACGAAAGCTGCAATATCAATTAATGATTGCTCTAAAGAAGTTTCACTTAAATCAGCTGCAGTTGATAATTCATTTCTGAAAGTACCACCATTAGCTAAAGGATGATCAGTTGCACAAAGCTCCTTACCATCACCACCTGCGAAACTTGAGTTAAAAGCATTGTTTAAAACGTTAGCAGCTTTTACTTGCTTAGTATTTGACATTGATCTTGCTAAAGCTCTTGTATATCTTGCAGCTAATCTATCATATAGATTATCTTCAATTGCTTCTTCAGTTATAGCAAATGCCATTGCAATAGTTTCGTGAGTGTACCTTGCTGTAAAAGATTCTGTTGCTTGGTCAAATGTTACACCAGAACCTTCTTCTTTAACAGGAGCACTTCCGAAACCTGATAACATTACTTCTTCTTCAAAAGCTCTGTCAGATGCTTCAGATGCAAATATTTCAACATGCTCATTTTCGTATCTATTGTATTCTAAGCCAAAGAGAGCGTTTAAACCTGGCTCTAATTCTTTGACGAGTTGTGATCTTGATATAGCCATAATTTACCCCCTTATACGCCAGTATCAGCATTATTATTTTGCTGATAGAAGTGGTTATTAATACGAACAACAACATTAGCATTAGCATTTGCAGTGTCTTCATTATTCACATCTTGTGAAATATCTACTGCTTGTAATGCAAAACTAAATGATGTGCTCACCTCTGATACATCTAACTGTACTTTTGAGATACCAGTGTCAGTATTACCAGTCACGTTTGTTACAGAATAATTAGTAAACAAACCAGCTCTAGTAAAAGCTGCATCAGCATCAATTAAAAATAAAGTTTGTGGATCGTCAATAACATTAGCAACAATATCATCAGCAGCAATGCTACCAGGATAAAAATTACTAAATGTTGGTTTTTTTGTTGTAGGATCAGTATAGAAACATCCGTTGAATACACCTAAAACAGCTTGTCCGTTTCCAGCAGTATGTCTTTCGATGTCACCATCAGTTGCAGGTATCACTAAATCGCCTTGGAAAATTGCTGTTCCGTAGTTGTTTGATATAGTGTACCTATTCTGTTGGTTATTCCATGCATGTCCTCCAAGTGTCTTGTATGGTCTGAGACCAAATTTTTCACTTACGTTTGCCATGTTTTACCTCCTTGTAAAAAAATAGGCTTGTTAAACAAATACGGCAGTTGTCTTTAGTCTAGGACTTACGACCACCACCAAAAGTTACACGAGATTGTCTATCAATATTGACAGGCATCTCTGGTCGTTGTTCCCTTAGAATATCGTTATCAACGGCTTTAACTTGGTCAGAAGTAATATTTTGAAAATACTTCTTGCGTTGCTCGACCATTTCTTCAGGTATCCTTGCCAACACAAGGCCACCAACCCCTATTAACCCCTGATATTGTCCCTTATGAATTACTGGATAATCGTGATCACCTAAAGTATTTTTTATTTCTTCGGCTCTTACGAAATCCCAACCTTCTCTGAGTTTTTTAGATACATTACCTGTATCCTCTTGACCCATTACTTCGGTTCTAATCCATCTGTGTACAAATCCTTTCGGTGCAGGAGGTGCGTCCAGACTTGATGGAGGCGTCCAAGTTTTCGTTCTTTCTTTTCTTTCTTGCGACGCGCGTGAGGTTCTATTATTTTCTGCTTTTATCATATTTTTACTCCTTCACGTATTTAGCGTATTCTTCTAGTGGCACCCCTAATTTTTTTGCAATTGCTTGCTGTGACTTGGTGAGAGTCACTGTTCTGCGTCCTTCTTGTTTTCTTCCAGCTGAAGCAACAGTTTGAACGGGCTTCTTTTCACTAGCAAATTTATGAGGAAAATTTTCCTGCATACTTTTGTCAATTTCATTATAGTACTCAGATGACTCTGGGTCAAACCCCTGTGACACTAAATCTTCATGTATGGCATAAGCTGCTGATGTCATAACTCTATCATTACCAAACCATTCATTTTTTTGTGCCCAAGCTTCAGCAGTAGCTGAAGGTCTAGGGACAGGTTGCTGTACCTGCTGAGTTTGTTGTTGAGGCTCTTGTTTTGTTTCTGCTTCAATCTCTGTTTTTTTGATTCTTGCTTTTTCTTTTTCTACTGCTAAACGAGTAAGCTCATCATTAGCTTCCATAATTTTATCAGTGTTATTGTCTTCAATCGCTGTTTTTAATTTTGCTTTTACTTGTTCTCTTTGTGCATCTACTCTTGCGTCAAACTCATCAATGTAAGTTTTTTCTTGTACTTTTGAATTTTTTTCAAGACCAGCATATTTATTTTGTAAACCTTTTGCATAATCTAAAGCAGCTTTTTCTCTTCTCTCAGCTTCCCTAAATTTTCTAGTAAGTTTATCAATTCTTTTTTGCACATTATCTGATACATCAGATAGATTGTCTTTTTCGCTTTCTTCTTTTTCAACTACTTTTGTTTTTGTTTCGTTTTTACTGTGATCAGTGTAACCTAAATCTACTTCAACTTGTTCTAATTTTTCTTCTTTAGGTTGTTCTGGCACTGCTAGTTTTTGATCTTGTAAACCATCAGTGTCTAACTCTACATTTTCATTTACTGACATAATTACTCCTTAGAATAATGCGAGGATGTCCTCGGGTTTAGCAATAGTACCGATGATTTCATCGTCATTTAATATACGATGCTCTCCGTACTTAGTTTTAAATCGAGCTCCAGAATAGCGTCCATAGACAACAAACTGTCCCTCTTTACACCAAGGTCCTGTTGGAAACTTATCTTTATCTTTGTAACACAGATCACCCATTTTAATAACTAAACCAACTACAGTAGTCATTTGTATGTTGTCTCTTGTTGTATCAGATATATATACACCACCTTCAGTTTTTTCTTTACCTTCATAAGGCCTTACTAAAAGTCTGTATCCAACTGGTTTTGGTATTATTTTTAGATATTCCTCAGTTTCTTTTGGTCCCTTCGGAACTTGAACGTCATTTTTTTGATAACGTTTTGGCTTGATTAAAGTCGTCATATACTTCCTCTCTATTTTGCAGGTCTTTCAGATCCTGAAGCAACGCTTCCAATGCGTTGAGCTTACCTCTAGCATAGAGCAATTGTTCCTGGCTGTCTATACCATAACAGAGATGTTCTTTAACACTATCTATTTCTTTTTTTATGTGTTTACGTATAACTTGTATTGTATCAATATCATTCATTTTCTGCTTCCTTAATTGCTAACCCTATCTGCCTTACAATTTGTGGGACAATAGAATTACCTAAAGCTTTTATTCGCTTGGCTCTATCTTTGTCCACCCCATAGGATACCCCATGAGGAACTCCACAAACTCTGGATTGAGTTTGCCACCAAGTTTCTCTGGCTCTATTTGTTTTTTCTCTATCGCAATCTTCTCCCCTAAAGTTGGTTGTCTCCCCTTCTGAACTGAAGGAGGAACTGACATCACTGAATCTTTGTAATCCCTGGACCTCGGAGTTGGATAAGTTTGTACTGCGTCCCTCAACTTCACTCCCCATCTCTCGCCTTTCTTGTTCTCTCGATAAAAATGACCATTCTTTATTTTCACATCCTTGACTGCTCCTCCCTCCACGTCGGCTGCTCTTGGTGTCGGATACATCTTTATCATCTCTGACAAATACCCTGTCTTTCTGTTGGTCGCTGCTCTCGATGGTCTCATTCCCTTTCGATCTATGTGATCCATAGTTGTTGGAGTTGGAAATAAAATTTGGTCTGCTAGTGCTATTGAGCCTCTCTTGACTCTGTGCTGGTTGCCTCCTATATTGTTCGGTCCTATCCTTGCATCTTGTGTTGTTGGAGTTTGAAGCCAAGATCCAGACTCTTTTTCTTTGATGCCAAGCACCGATGCCTGAAGCTGGAATAACGAAACATTGGACTTTGAAACCTTCACCTTCCAAGTCGTCTTGCACCTGTCTGAGTACCATGCCGTTTTCGATGTTAATAATTCCTTGCACATTTTCTCCAATAACCCATCTTGGTTTGACTCTTTTAATAACATCAAACATTTCATTCCAGAGCCATCGGTCGTCACTTCTGCCTTTTTGTAATCCTGCTTGACTAAACGCTTGGCAGGGAAAGCCTCCAGAAACGACGTCTGCTTGTATTCTTGTGTCATGTAAACTCCTTACATCATTATATATTGAAATATTAGGCCAATTCTTTTTTAAAACTTGTCTGCAAAAATCATCCTTTTCACAAAAAGCTATTGTTTCAAAAAAACCTGTTGACTCTAACCCTAGGCTAAAACCACCTATACCTGAAAATAAATCTAAAACTTTTAACACTACCCATCCCCTTATCTTACTCTTAAACAAGACTTAGGACCTAACTTTTTCCTATGTCTTTTACCTACAGGATGATATCTTCTTTTTGTTTTTTTTACAAGCGCTTTTTCAGTCTTAACAAATCTCTTAACCATTAAAATCTGAAAGTAAAATTTCTAAATACCCATCTCCATATAGCAGACCTTACTATAGATACTACAGTAAAAGCTAAAGCAATGCCTAAGCTGTCTGTAAAAGATGGATATAAATCAAAGATTGGAAAGATTAATATTTGTATCGCAATAGCTAATATAAAACCACTACCTACATCTATTATGCTATGTATAATGTCCTTCTTCATTTTTTCATATTTTCTCTAGCAATACCTTTTGACTTCTCGAAGGATCTCATCGCTCCGAGTCCTAGAAGGCTCATAACCAACGTGACAAGCCCTTCAACTTCCAGCTCAGGTGGTATTACATCAGGCATCCATATACCTGTGAACCAAGTTAAAATTGGTCCTATGAAAAACTGCCATAGTAGCCCCAAGCAGCAAACCCACATTATTGCGGGACGGGCGCCAGAAACAAACAAACTAGGATGTTTAGCTTGTTCTTTGTTTACTTCTATTTGACCTTTAGATAATTCTTGAGCATGCTTTTCTGCTAAAGTAGAAAGCTTGTAAGCAATCTCATTTTTTTTATCCTTGTCTTCAATAAATTTTCCAAGCAGTTTAGTTGCTGGACCTATTAGTGCTGTTAATGCCATTTTTTTTATCCTTTTCCTTTCTGTCCCAACATAGTTGACAATAAAATTTGAACTTTTCATAATCTACGGCAGGGTTTTCACAAAAGCTACATTTTTTGTGAGATATCGCTAGTTTCCATGCTTTATCAAAGGTTCTCATTATTTCTCTTGTAAATAAGTTTGCGTTCACCCTCTCGTATTTTATAAAAACCTAATTTACTTAAAGACCAATCAATTGTCTTTGTATTATATGTTTTGTGATCATCTAATATTATAATGCTTTCATCTTCCATACATCTCATAAAAAAATTTATTTCGTGATTTACTGCGTCAGTAGTGTGAGGTCCATCTAAGTGCACAACTGAATATGTATCTTTCATATACACTTGTCCATCAATACTTATGGGATAACCATTTTTCATCGTTTCAAAAAAATAAGTATCTGGAAATTCAAAGAAAGCAAATTCTTTATATTTTACTAAATCATACAGTGTTTCTACTTTCATATTGTCTGTGTAATCTGCTGTGTAGGGAGGTCTGTCATCATAGTGTTGATAATTTAAATTACCATAAGGATCGACTGCTATGTGTCTATAGTATTCTGGACCTTTAGCAATAACAGCATCCATTATTGTTTTAGAACCTAATCCTCTACGCAATCCTATCTCACAAGTTAAAACTACTGGAGGTAAATTTAACTTTTGTATTTCCTCTGTTATGAATTCGTATTCTGTTGAATCACCAGCTATCACTTTACACCAATAAATTTTTTGCCTTTTACTTGTATATCTTTAATACCTTGAATATCACTTTTTACACCATTTTCACGATAAGGACAACCTAAATTTGACAAAGAACCGATCTTCATTCCTTGTGGTAAAGGTCCACTTTTAGGTGGTGGTCCTGATTTTTTACCCTTTTGGTTCATCACGATTCTCCTCATTTTCTATTTTTCTCTCAACAAGATCAAGTTTTTCATCTGCAACTCTAATTCTTTCTTGACCAGCTACTTCGGCATCTTCACGTTTCATTCTATCTAAATCAATCTTTTCATCAAACTCATAATTCTTTCTAACTTGATCAAGTTTAAACTCTTCTGTTTTACGTTGCATATCCATAGCTCTTAAATCAAGCTCTCTTTGTTTTAAAGCTACAACAGGGTCAGGTTTTGATGAACCAGCTTCTTGAGATATAAGAACACTTGTAAGGTCTGCTATTTGTCTAGCTATCATACTTTCTGTCTCAGCTTGAAATGCCTCTGGGTCAGTTTCTTGTAATTTTAAAAGTTCAGGTCTTTCTTGCTGTAAATGTAAAAAAACTTGTGCCCTAGCTTTGAAAGATAAATGTTCCGATATGTGAGCTTGTAACAGAGCATAAACTTTTGGATTTATCTGTACCATCCTTGATCTTAAAAAAGCACCATGAGCTTCTATGTGAGCATCGTGGTTTTGAAAATAAAAAGCTTTGGGTATTTCCATACGAAGTGCACCAGCATTTTCTACACCTGGATCTATTGGGGTATTTTGTTTTGGTGGAGGCAATAAAGTTTCTATTTTTTTTGTGCCTAAAGCTTCATAAACTCTATAATAAGCTTCTCTTATATTATGTATCTGTGGGTTTGATTGTGCTATTTGTAACTGCTGAGAAGCTAATGTTACCCTTTGAGCTAATGAGAACGTATTTGGATCGGCTACAGGAATAACATCAACTTCAGCAGAAAAATCTAGAGCTTTTATCTGTCGGTTTGCCCCATACACAGCGTATGGGTAGAAGGGAGGGAGGTAGGTTGCAAACACATCAGACATAAGTCTAAATTCTTGTCGCATAGAATAGTAGCATCTTTTGTGAATTGCACTCATAACTCTAGAGCCACGTTCTAGTAACGCCAAGGTGGTACCAACGGCACGATTTTGCTTATCTTCTCCAACATTCATATCAGCTATTGCAGCAAATCGTTGACCTGCCTGTACAACAAAACCTAACAATTGAAACAAAACACTTGAAGGTTCTTTGAAGGGCAGTATTTGGAATTGATCTTTTATGTTGCCTCCAGGAGCATCAACATCTCTAAATTCTCCTGGTTGAAAGGGTTGTTCATCGTCTCGTATTCTCAAGCCTCTAGATTTAAAACCTGCTGGTAAATTAGCCAAAGTTCCTGCATCAAGTAACTGTCTCAAAGCTGCAGTTGCAGTTTTTGACAGTCCACCAATCATATGTATTAAACCAAAGCCATAAAAACCTAGCCCCGGTAGAAATTTGTAATGTACAAAGTACTCTTTTCTTTGAAATAAAGGGTCATCTGGAGAATAATTTCTATATATAGACAAAATTTCTTGTGATCCCTCATCTATTGTCACAATATAAGGAACTTTTACCTTTTTTTCTGCATCTTCTAAACGATATTGGTCTAAATCTATGTCTACATGCATTTCCAAAACGTTAAATTGGTAATCTTGGTCTCCTGAAGGAGTTACACCTTCCATTTCATCGTATTTATCTTGTATTTCGTTGTCTTCTGCCTGAGTTGGTGTAATTTCAACGTTTCTGTAGAACCCAGTTGTCATTTTTTTTAGTAAATCGTTCTCACTCATCTTAATAACGTGTGTAATTCTTTCACAATCTTTTAAATCTGATGCATAATACGGCACAACTAAGTCTTCAGCTGGTACAAATTTACTAACTGCACGATTCATAAGGTCATCGTAGTAAACTTTTTTGAAAGAAGAGCCAGCTAAGGGTAGATAAAACAGCAATTGATCAAATTCTGGTGTATATTCTTCCATAACTTCAGTAATCATATAATTCATAAAGTCACTTACACGTTGAGCTTGTGCTTCTTTTGCAGGATTACTATCACCAACCACCATTGTTTTAACAGGACCATCAGCTGGTAACAATTCTTTGTAAGCTTGTGATTGAAATTGTGTTACTGCCTCAGATAATAAAGGGTGTGTAACACTAGAGGCTCCTCTAAAAGGTTGACCCTCACCATCGTACTTAAATCCTAGCAAGTCTAAACCACCTGTGTAAGCTTTTTCCCAATCGCTTCTTGATTCTCTGTCTTTTTTATAATCAGTTATGAGTGTTGATGCTAAAGACCCAAGTGTTCTCTCATCTAAAGTCTCTGCAAGATTTGCAAAAAAATCCTGTTCTTCTTCTACTTGCTCTTCTACTACCTCATCTACACCTTCATCTGATATTTCAAATTGCACAGATTCTTGTTCATCTAAATTTTCTTCTATTGCCATTAAGTTATCCTAGTTTTTTTTGTTCTACCTAATTTTGTTTTTACTCTAACGAATTTTCCTTTTTTTGCACCAAGTTCTGGCACCACATTTCTCTGCATAATTTGTTGTAAATCTGATGAGATGTCGGATACTGGTAAGGGATAAAATTTTACTCCCTTATAAGCATCTTGCAAAGCCTCTTTTTTCTTTTTTATGAAGTCTATACCTTCTGCGTCAGTATCTAGCTTAGCCCCAGCTGCAGGCTTAAAAAAAGCGTCCATAAGAGAATCTTTGTCAAAACCTCCGACCCCAAAATTTTTCTCAAAATAACTTTTTTCTTTTGCTCTTGCTTCATCTACTTCTGTAAAATCTATATCTTTATTTTTTTTTGCCATATTTTATCCTACCATTTAAAAAGGTTTACGACTAGACCACCTGTCTTTTTATATAACTTAAAAGGTTTTTCTTTCATCTCAGGTGTTATCCTTAGAGACATTGTATCATAATACATACGTGGGTCAGTAGATTTAATTTTTAACATTCTTAAATCACTGCCATAATTTTCTCGCATAGCTCTATCCACAAATTGTCTAGCCTCTACTTCTGATTTAAAAGCAGCAACGTGTTCATTAGTTTCATTTAAAACTTTAAATTCTTTCTTAGGATCACTTTTTGATATTGTTCTTTTTTCTACCTTAGAATTATATTGTTTGGCTAGTCTTAGCATAGCATCATACATAACACTTTTTGGATTATCTGCACTAGCTCCGTAAAACTCTTTTAATCCTGTAGCTGTTGTTCTTTTTCCGTGTTGTACTGCAACAGAGTTTACAGATACAAAATCAACATCATCCATTATAGCTTTTCTTACTAAAGTTTTTAGAGCGTGTTCTCCATAATCTTTTCTATCAACCATCGGAAGATAAGGTTGTCCACGAGCGTAAGCTTCTGGTGAAGGAACCTTTTGGTTTGATCTTAATAGATTATCTACTTTAGAATTTATTTCTTGTAATTCTGCTCTTTCTGCTTTCGTAGTAGCTACTCCTTTATCTGCAAGTTCTCTAGCCCTAGGTGTTAATTGTTTTGCTCTCATTAATCCCATATTTTTAATAAAATCTAAGTTGTAAGGATTGAACCTACGAAAGTTAGGATCGTTTCTATCTCTTGCTGCTCTCATAGATTTACCCACAGATTGATTGATGTCAGCTTGTATTTCGTCTATTGCATAATTTTTTATATTAGGGTTTTCAATATCTGAACGCATACCAAAACGCATAAAATATAATTGGTCTGAATGTCTAGGTGCTCCTTCAGATGCACTCTTGTAATGTTGTCCTCCTTCTGGAATATGTACTTTGTATCCTGATGTTTTAGCTTTCGGATCTATATACACGACAAGTTCATTGTAATTTTCTGGACCATGTAATCTATACGAACCTTCTCTACCATACACACTTGGTAATCTTTTATACGTATCTATTTCATTACTCATGGTGCGTTGATGTTTATTTAATTCTTGCACAAGTCTTTTGCCAGCTGTGTTATCAAATATAGCCATAGTCTGTTCTGCTTTTCTCATTTTATCTGCACCAGAAGAGGGTAGTAACTGTCCCTTAAAGTTTTTGATAAAATTTTCTTGGAAATTTTTTAAATCATTAGATTGTTGCATATGTTCTGGTCGATAAGCTCTTGTTGTATTCTGACTTGATAAACCTTGTTTTACAAAAAATTCGTTTTGTGCGTTTATATCACTAGCGTCTTTTACATAACCTTGCACACCTCTTTCAAACTTTTGTACATCTGACGCATTATACCCAAGTCTTTTTAATTTTGGCTTCATAAACTCTATAAGTTCTGATGCATACTTATCTCTTGTATCAGCATAGTTATCCATAGCATCTACCATTTTTCTTGTTGGTCCAAACTCCATAACTCTAGCTTGTGCCATAGGATTACTTTTAATAATTTGAAGTAAATCATACTTACCAACATCAAGGTCAGCATCTAGTGCATATTTTAAAAAACCACCAACGATTTTATTCTTATCATCAAACACTGCGATATTTAAATCTTCTAACTCTCTTCTTGTAACGTTGTTTGTTATATCTGCATATCCTGGTGTGGGTATACGTAGCGTATTCATTTTGCCTTCATTCTTAAAAGCATTTACCCATTCTTTTGCTTTTAATAATTTATTTGTAGGATACAAAGCCACATAATCATATAATGCTGATCCCATATTTAAATTAAACCCAGTCTTTTGTAAGCCTTCTTTAAAAGCAGGACTTTGTCCACCAAATGTCAATGGGTTCTTTTTGACAGCTTTCATAATATCTTGAAGCTCTTCTTCTTCTTTTGCTGTAATTTTTTTTATCTTATCTAATGCTTTGGTAGGAACTACAGTCAACTGTTGTGATGGTGCTGTCTCTAAAGCTTCTTCTACATTCATCAATTTAGGAGAAGGTTCTGGCTTCTTGAACAGTGATGAGACTGCCTTGATTCCTCTCTTCCTTAATCCTGGTACAAGGAGGCCAGCTACACCAAGTCCAACTCCTGTAGCGATCGTGCCTATACCAGTAGAATCTGTTTGTGTTTCGTTCTCTTCCATCTAATCCCTAATAATAATTATACTCTTTAGGTGGTAGATCCTCATTATCCACATAATCAGAATATAAAGAAACAAAATTACCTTGTCTATATCTTAACACTGCTTGTGTGGTGCTGTCTACATAGTCATCATTAGCACCATTAGGAAAAGCTGCACATTCGTCAATCACATCTTCAGCAAACTTTTCACCATAAGGAAAGAACACTTGACCACTTTCAAATACAGGTGCACAAGCATTTACTCTTGTGTGTTTATCATTACCTTTAGTTGGTACAAATGGTACTACAGGTATACCCATTCTTCTGAACTCTTGAGTCAATGGCTCACCACTTGCTTTTTGTTCTATGATAATTGTCTCAGGTTCCCAATATTTATTAGCATCTAAGGCTACAGCTTTGAGTTCTGGAAAATCATATTTACCTCGTATCGCATCTAGTAAAATCATAGCAGGAGCTCCACCCTCTTCTGGATAAAATATACCCCAAGTTGTAATTGCAGAATAATCAGCAGTTTCTTTTTTACTAAAAGCTGTATCATAACTTTGTATTACGTGCATAAGATTTGGAATATGACCCTTCCACGGAATCCACCATTCTCTTTTTAAAATAGCACCCTCTTCAGATGTAGGGTTTTGCATATACTGAGCAGACCAGTTTCTAATGGGTAAAGATGCTTTTATTTTTTCTAATTCTTCTAAACTCCAATACTCAGGCCATACTGGGTTCCCTGATTCGAGAATCGCTGAGAATGATATCTGTCTCCACGTATCAGCTTTCGGTTCTGTTTGAGCCTTCAATAATCTGCCAGTCAAGTCATCCTCTGCCCATCTTGTCATTACTAAAAGTATCGAGCCTCCCGGTTGCAATCTTTGTCTTGGTCCAGCTGTGTACCACTCATACGCACGTTCCATAGCAATATCAGACATAGCATCTTGTTCCGTGTGTGGGTCATCAATAATCAGTAAGTCTGCACCACGACCCGTGATACTTGCGCCGACGCCAGCTGCATAATATTCTCCACCATGATTTGTTTCCCATCTACCTTTTGCTTTGGAGTCCTCACGAAGTTTCACATCTCCAAATATTTGTTTGTATTCTGGTGAACCCACAATATTACGAACCTTACTACCGAACCTTACTGCAAGTTCTGTGTTATGTGACACTTGCATAATTTTCATTTTTGGAAACTTCCCTATGATCCAAGCGGGAAAATAAATTGATGCAAATTCAGACTTCGTATGCCTAGGAGGCATATTTATTATGAGCCTCCCTTTTTTTTCTTTAGCAATATTTGTAAACTCATTTGCTATTATTTGATGATGTCCCCATTGGTCTTTATTAGGTGTATTACGATAAATGAAGTCTGGCCACATTTCTTTTACAAAAAATAAAAAATTATCTTGAGCCAGCTGAATGCTTTTTATCATGAGCCTCTCTACTTCGAGCCTTAGTTTATCAGTAGGTAGGTTTTGTAGTGTCATAATCGCATACTACAATAGCCGTAAGAAAAGAGCAAGAAGTACACGTATATCTCTTGTCTAACGCTTGCGTTCGTGCAAGAACCTAGTAGCCGTAGGTTGGGAAAATCTACGTTTTTAATTATCGATTTTAGAATAGATAATGAGCCTTTTTTTTAGATGGGAAACAAAAAAAATGCCTAGTTAAATTAATAACTAGGCATTAAAAAGAATTAACTATGTAAACTTATTCTTTTAATTCTTTAGGATAATGATTAGGAACGTTACCAAAGTCTTCTAAATACTTTGCAATTCCTTCTCTATCTAATATTTTTATGCCTTCACTTGTTAACTTTACAAAGCCCATTTTTTCGAAGTCTTTAATTGCTTGTATAAAGTGTTTATCTTTTTTTAGTATATCGTTAAAAATATCCATAACCTTAACCTTTCAATATATATAATCTAACTTGATTTAATGCATTACTTACTTCACTCATTAATTCATTAGATTGTTGATTATTAAATTTACTACAATGTTCTACAATAATATCTTCTAAAACTTTTGCTACTAATGCATTATTAAGTTTTATTTGTGGATTAGTATTATTAGTAGGTTGAGTAAAATCCCTATTGTTAATCTCACTACTAGATATAGTAGTGAGATTAGTGTTCCTAATGTTGTCTAGTAAACTCATTAGTCATTAACCTTAATGTCTAATTTAATTTCTTTAGACTTACTAGGAACTAGACACTCTTTCCATATATTAGGATATTTTTCTTTCAAGAGTTTACTATCAATACGACCATTTAATAATTCGCCGTTTTCATCTCTTTTACTTTCCCTAATAATTAAGGTTGCAACACTACCCATATATTTATCTGAAGTAAAAAATATAGTATTTGATTTTTTATCTTCAAATAATTTTAGGACTTGTGGTTTCAGATAACCTTCAACCTTTTCTTCATCTAGTCTTTTTTGTTTAGTGGTTGCATAATCAAGAAAGAGTTTTTCTTGTTCTTCACTTAACTCTTTATGAAAGTTAAGGTCTTTTATAGTTAGTTTTTTTAGTGTCATAATTTTTTCCTTTCCTTGTAAAATGTTTAACACAAGTAAATTATATAAAATTTTTTAACAAATTAAAAGCATTAATTTATATTTTTTTATATTTTTTTATATGGTTGTTCCTGGTGTTGCTGCTTTTTGCTTTCCCTGGTACAGCTGCTGCTGGCGCTTTTCTATGAGAAGGGAAATGGGAAATGTGGGAAACTATGGGAAATGGGAAAATGGCAGACGCACACCTCCGTGTTGTCCCCGAGGCGCGCGCCAGCCAGCTTCTTAACTAACTATAATAAAGAAGTTCTTTTTGCTTAAAAACGGCAAACGGCAAATTAATTAAATAGAAATACAATTAAAAGAGTTGCTCCTAAATATAAGAGCAACTCCATAAATTCAACTAGAACTAGCATATCTTAAAACCACCACTCGCTCTACAGAAACGCATAAAGTCTACTACGTTCTCCTCTGAAAAAGGATAGCTTGCCATATGGTCTAGCATTTTATAAATATCGTCCCATTGGCTTTTGAATGGTTCTGGATAACTGACAGGTGCAATATTTTCATCACCTGTCTTATCTATAACTATCTGATGAAGTTCTTTCATTTTTATTCTTAACTTATTATTATGGTCAATCGCTTTTTTATTAACTTCATCATAATGCTTTTGAATTTGTCTAACTCTTGATGTCTTGAGCTCTTGCTCTAACCTATCAGCAATTTTCAAGGCAATATCTTCTTCAACTCTATATCCGTCATTGTGATGCCAAGCACTATGGTCTTCCTTTGGTATAATGCCTCCCATTAAATTTAATACATAATCTGCTAATGGTCTCCACCACCAAACATTATTTCTAAAATAATGCCCAACATTTTCCTCTAAAAATTTTTCTCTATTTTTAAAGTATTGTCTTTTTTCTTTGTCTGAAGGTTTGTCCTCCCAATTAATAGAAGGTTCTTTACTTTTTAATTTTGGATTTAATCCGTATAAATCGAATCCCATTTTATTCTCCTTTTTAAGTTTAACACAATATTATTGTACACTATTATATATACAATGCAAGAAAAAAAATAATATCAGTTCCTAGACAGAACACACCCGGTGCGCGCGCTGCCAGCTCCTTAGACTAAAGTCAGGAACTCCAGCTTTTCCGTAAAAAACGGCAAACGGCAAATTAGGTCCCGGGGATCGGCCAGGCAGCCAGATCCAGGACCTGAAAAAGATGGAGACCAAAACCCTTAGAAAACGGGGGTTTGGGAAATACCATTCCGTGATTTCCACTCGCCACGCGGCGCGCGCCAGCTCATTAGACTATAATTATAAAAGTGTGCGTTTCCGTAAAAAACGGGAAACGGGAATTAGAAGACCATAGAAACCACCACACATAAAAGTACTACCCCCAACCACACAAGCAATCGAGGGCAGAACAAAACAATGAATGCTAAAAAAATATAAAATCCCATCTCTACCTACATTTTATATTATACCATAACTCTTCGTAATAGTCATCTAAACCTTGACTATCTTCTCTGTAATCACAGGTAGCACGATCATTCCACCAGTACCCCTCAACTTGCTGAGTTCTGGTATTGATCCAAATGCCTGGACCTCCTGTTGTTACACACAGACGTGCACCAAGATAATCTCCTTTATAATCCACTATATAGTTGACATCTAGAATGCGTTCTAATAGTTCTTCCCAGGTAGAGCCCCCGGCTTCAACCCACGCTGCCTCCTGCTGGCAGATCTCCAGCAACAACTGTTGCCCTGTTTTCTTTGTTTTCTCCATATTCTTTCTCCTTTTTGTTTAACACAGGTTCAGGATAACGGCAGCACGCGCAGCTGTCAACAAAAAAAGATGGGAACCAAAAAGCACGGAAATCAAGGCTTTGTGACGATTTGCCCGGGGGTAATTTCCCGCACGCGCCCTGGCCATCCTGTCTAAAGACTATTAAAAAAACCCAGAAACATAGGTTAAAACGGGAAACGGGAAACTGGAAAATCAGGCTTCCGTGCAGCGCGCGCCAGCCAGGACCAGGATCTCTTTAACTATAGAGGACATAGAGCCATTAATCTTTAAACGGGAAACGGGAATTACGGAATTTGGCTCACGGATCACGAGAAGTTTGAGCTCTCTCTGCTTAGGTGCCAGATGCAGAATAAAACTTTTACCACCAGCCTTATGTCTTTTAAGATGCCAATTAATTTGGAACTTTGATAACCCATAATTCTTAGCATCATTACATTTTAATTCTAACCAAAATTCTATTCCGTGCATAACACAGTTAACATCAGGGATTCCGTTGACTGTAGCAGATTCAATCCTAATGAAATGCCAATGTTTTTCTTTCTTTTGAACTTGGTTAAGGTAAGACCACAATTGTGATTCTTTCATTCTACTTTTTCTGGTGTAATATCTATAATATTTTTTGAGTCACTAATTTTATTTTCTAATTCTTTTAGTCTTTGTTCTAATTTTTCTCTACTCATTCCTTCTAAAGTAGTGTGAGATATTTCTTTTTTATCAACGAACTGACCTGCCAATTGACCTGATCTAAATTCTGCATTTATAGCTCCTGTGTATTGTCCTTTTTGCTCTGCTCCATCTCGTAATCTATCAAATATTTTATATCTTCTTAATTTATCCTTTTCGTACTTCGCTGTCTCCTCTGCAAGTTTCATTTCTAAATATCTAGCAACATGTGGATTTCTATTTGGGTTCAATAATTTACTTGCCATAACCATAGTGGCATCTTTTTTTTCCTCTGAGCCATAACCTGCTTTTATTGCAGCTTCCACTTGTGATATTTGACCCCATTGACTGACAAGTATTTCAACAAACTTTTTTTGCTTGTCTGTCAAGTCATCAATAGTCTTTAATGTATTTTTTTTAGCTGGCATATTATTATTATACACACATACCTCTTACTTAGAACTTTTTTTTTAAAAAAAAATTGTATTTTTTGCCCATAAGGACTAAGGTTTATTGTTATTTTTCCTACTTTTTGGGAAAAATTCCTAGTTTTTTCCTAAAACTTTTTCTCTGTAATACTATGTTTTCTGCTATTTTTCCTAGTTTCCTAAAACTTTTGCTATGTTCTGTGTATTTTTAAAAAAAAGTTGTAAGGGCTGGGTATATGAAAATTTTGGGAAAATGGAAAAAAGATGTTGTATTATGATAGTTTTTAGGATACAAGTGTGGTGTAGGGTAAAGTTGTTTAACACACCATTCTACCTTTCCCCTTTACCCTACTACACAATTTTCGATAAAGCCTGAGTAAACAAAGTGGTTATAAAATCTGTAGAACTTTGAACCACAGCAGGTCTCATTTTATTAAGTTCTATTCTATATAATTTTTTTTTTGTTCTTTCACTAGCTAACATTTTTTTGTACAATCTATCATATTTGTACCAGGCAATTTGTTTCATAGAGAATTTGACTACTCTATTTTTTACAGCCTCTACATAACAACTTTTCATTGTATCGCAGTCTAGCTTACCATAATCACAAACTGTTTCAAAAGCATCGTGATCCATAATCCAGTTATGTGATCTACATTTTATTAAACTAGATTTTCTATCAGAATGCACTATAAGACAATCTTCAACTGCATTAACTACTACTGCTCTCCATAATCTTTCTTCTGGCTGCAAACTGTCATAACTTAAAACAGCTCTTGCAAACTTATAACCCATTTTTCTAAGAAATTCTGGAGAGATACTCATTTAATGACCAAATTTTTTAATCAACCCCGATAATAACTGACCATATTTTTTTGAGAAGTTAGACATTTGTGGTATATCGTGAGCTTTTTCAAATACTTTGTAATCCTCATATATACCATCAATAAACTCATTTCTTTCTTCGTGAGTCATTTTTGCTGGGTCTATAATTTCAACATCGTCATCATCGAAAAAATCATCCCAAAATGTCTTATCATCCGTCATTCTATTATCATATGTTTTCGACATTTTATTTTCTACCTTTTATTACATTAAATTTATAAATATTATTTTTAGTATTGACATCGTCACTTGATACTCTAGCTCTATCTTTTGTGCCCATTCTGTACCAAACATCAATCATTTTTTTATGCAGTGTACCATCTTCGTTAAAATTTACACCATTCGACATAGCATATATATAATCCATTACGATTTTATAATCTTTTTTGTTTAAATTATTTGATAAAATTTTTAATATTTTATCTGTTTCTGTATGTTTTGACATATACGACCCCTATTTTAATTGTTAAACTACCTGGCCGTGCTTCGTGTTTCGTGTTTCGTTTGTTCTTCATTCTTCTATGCCCTAAACTAAAAGTTTTTGTTTGTGAATTACAGTTCGGACATAAGAATCGTAAATTCTGTAATCTATTATCGTTATTTACACCATTAATATG